GACGGTGTCGACAGTTCAATGTCTCGGTACACACCGAGGATTTGCAGACGCTTCACGACCGAAGGGCGCATCATGACACGGTGCGTGATCCGTTTGGCATTGCTCAAATCGGTCGCTGCATTATTGACGATCAAGTCGTCAGCATCAACGCTCTCGCTAACCGGACGATTGCGCAATGGGCAGAAATACACCTTCTTGAATGCGGTGCCGCCAAATCCGAGCATGAGCAGCATGCGGTCGGTATCAGGGTAATATTCCTTGGCTGTGCTGGTAAGATAATGGTTCATGTCCCGTTCAAGGGCATTGCCCAGCTGATCCTCGGCGAGGTCCGCATTGTTGTCGTCGTTGCGGATCTTGACCGGACCGTCCGTGGGCAGCATCTCGGAGCGCGCATTGGCCTGGAACCGCAGCACAGCCTCCAACAGCAAAGGATGGCGCACGCGGCTCATGCCTTCGACCGGCGCACCGTCAGCGGATCCGCCAATGCCTGGAATCTCGATCTTCAGCCCGAGCAGTCGCAGCCCTGTGGAGCGTTCCTCAACCCACTCCTGACGCGACGACTGGTCCTGATCGATGCCACGGATCAGCTCGTCGGCGATGCCGTAAAGGTCAGTGTCCGGGATCTCTTCAGCGAGGTTGCGGAACCAATCGCTCTTGTCGTCACGTTTGGCGGCAGGATTGATCGGTCGGCCATCGAGGCTGATTGAGATGGATCCATCGCCATGCTCGATCTCGAGCACATTGCCCTTCTGGTCCATCTTCGGCTTGTCAGGATCCTCGCCGAGCATCTCAATGAGGATATCAGGGAGTGCCGGAGCTTGCTCCTCCTGATCATCAAGACGAAGATTGGGCACAAGACCGGGAGTCATTGGCATTGGTCGGATCCTTCAGCGCTAAGTTTTTCTATCTCTGCGACGAATTGGTCAATGCAAGACATCGCAGCGTCTTTCTCACTCAGCGCAGCAACCACATAATTCCGCGCATGATCGTGGGGCTTTTCGCCGCAAACGTCAACAGAATACTTGCCATCGTCTCGAAGATCGACAGTCGCGTTGCAAAGGACTCGCTGCATGGTCACACCGGGTAAAGAGGTTCTGGAGGTTTGCCTTGATGGCGCATTGACTCGTGAACTGATTGGGCGATCTCTTCGGAACGCTGGAGCATGCCGGTCGTGCGCAGATGGCTCAGGGCCATTGAGACTGTGTCGGTCAAGTCGTCGTGTTTGGCCTTCGGGAACATGCCAGTCTGAACGAGCACCTTCTCTGCCCATACGCGATCGGGCGCATAGATCAATCCTTCAGAGAACATATGCTGAATGGCGTACACTCTCGAGCGTTTGTCGACACCCTTGGGATCGACCAGCTGCACGGCGAAGTCCGACGAGCTGAACAATCGGCGCAGCTCCTGCGAAACCGAGTGGCCAGCAGCCTTGTTCTCGATTAGCAGCCGGTCCAGCTTGAACTTCTTGGCGGTCTGTGCGACCTTCTCGATCAGCTGCGGGAACTCGAGCCATTCCTCCCAAGCGTACAGCATGATGATCTTGGGAGCTGACGAATGGCTGGCGGACAGGTTGAATTTGACCTGTGCTGCCTCGTCGAACCGGCTTGCATGGTCGGCGATGTTGATCAGGCCATTGTCACCCTTGCGCTTCATCGGGCGATTGGTTGCGAAGTTGTCGGTGTATGCAGTGCGGTCGCCAGAGAACACTCCCCACACAGTCATGGCCGATGGGTCGTTCTCTTGCTTCTCGGTGTACGAGGTGTCGAGCGAGCCGATGATGTAGTCGCAATCAGGGAACACGTCGCTGTCCCAGAGCTTCCACCAATCACGCTTGATGATGCCGCCACCCTTGACTTCTGGGCGCTGCTGGAGCTGGCCGGCAGCTGCAAAGGGTCCGAGGGTCCGCTCGAGCAGGGCGACTTCCTTCTCGCCGAAACGCTCCGGCCAGAGCAACTCGCCTTCGCGTTCACGGAGGACCGCAGCAGCCTCGGCCGATGCAGGAACACGCATGCCATCCGGCAGCACAGTGACCAGCGGCACACCGTCATCGTCGCAGCCACGCGGATCGTCCCAGCCAACGACAGTGTGGGTGTGGCGCTCCATCTCATAGCGCATAGGCAGCATCAGATGCGTCCAGTCGCCAACGTCCTTGCTCAAGACATGCCCGGTCAGATCGTCCTCTGCCAGTCGCTGCTGGATGATAATGAAGGCACCGTCGCGGGCATTGTTGAGGCGCGTGCTCAACGCAGTGTCCCACCACTCAATGGTCGTGTTGATCGTCGCCTCGCTGAATGCTTCCTGCGCAGCATTCGGATCGTCCACGATGATGATGTTTCCGCCTTCACCAGTCAGCGTAGACCCGACAGAGGTGCAGAGCCGCGAGCCAGAGCGATCATTGTCGAACCGAGTCTTGGTGTTCTGGTCGCTGGTCAGCTTGAACCGATCGCCCCAGTATTTGCGGTACCATGGCGACTCAATGAGGCGACGACACTTGACCGAGTCACGCAGCGAGAGGCTCTGGCTGTAGGACGCATGCAGGAACTGCACGCCAGGACCGCTGGTGGGACTCTCCCATCGACGCGCCCACGTCCATGCCGGCAGAGAGACCGACGTCAGTGAGCTCTTAGACATGCGAGGCGGGATGTTGATGATCAGACGTTTGATGTCGCCGTGGATAACTGCCTCGAGATGATAGGCCACAGCCTCCAGCGCCATGCCATCCATGAACGGCGACGGATCGAAATAGCGCCACCCGCCCTTGAAGAAGGAATAGAAATCCTCCTCGTAGTTCATGCGGTTGGCTTCGTCCAGCAAATCCTCGGTGGAATAATTGCGCAGAAGCGAGTCAATGTCCTGCCGAACATTCATTCGTCAATCTCGACAGTATATGAGCTAATTGTCTTGGGTGCAGCTCGCATCTGCTCGATCAGCAATGTGCGCAGCTCCTCTCGAGCCTCGGTCGACAGCCTCGACAAATCAGGCTTGACCGAATGCGTGACGGTCGCATCGATCTGGTTCATGATCTTTGTGCCATACTTCTTTGGCGAGATCTTGCCCACATGCCATTGACGAGCGTCGATCTTTACTTTGGCGCGGTTTATGTCGATTTTCTCGTCGTCCGCGATTTCGACCATTTCATCAAAAAAGTAGTCAGTTTGTATCGTTCGCGCTCGCGCGTAGTGATCGAAAAGATCCTGATCGCTGCGCACCCAATTCATAAAAACTGAGTAATGCGGCTGGGTCTCTTCTTTGCATATTTTAGTTACAGCTTCACCATTCATCATCCTGAATAGTATGTCGTCAAATACCTCTTGGTCGATCTCTTTCGAAACGAAATTTCGATTGTGTGTGCGCTTTTTTGCCACTGTTTTCCCCTGCTATGAACAGCAGACAACGTAGCATTAGGATGCGCCAAAAGTTCGAAAAAGAAAAGCTACTAGTTCGAAGATCGTGCAGAACACCACGCAGAAAAAACAGAATTGAACAAAGCTCTGTCACTAACAGGCAGTTTGACGTAATGTTTGTAACCATGACGCCAGTTGCTAATGTATTGGGCATCAACAGCACAGGCCACAAAATCATCCGCAACAAGATCATATACCCCAATGAGCAATATAGACGCAATGCCAGCATCATTCAATTTGCGATGCCAAGCAATTTGCGCAGGGCGGACCTCACGCGGATACAACAAGCCATCTTTAATCGTCCCGATCTTCAACTCAATAGGCACAATGCGTTTGTTGGCCACAATCTGCAGATCAGGTATGCCAATTCCCGATCCACGACGCGGTTCATAGCTTTCAACCCAGCCCAACCATTTCTTGCGGAACCATTTCTTGAATTCTGATTCAGTCACAGAGCACCTCCAGTCCAGTTTGATTCCATTTCCATTTTGGACCCCAATTCCCCTAACTCCTTCCCTATCTCTCTCTCTCTCTCTCTCTCTCGAGAGTTTAGGGAATAGGGGGTAAGAATGGAAATGGAATCAAAATGGAAAATCACACTTAAACCTTGTTTTGTTGTGTCGCTCCAGCAACTTGCCAAGGTTTCCCAATCCAACACCGAAAGTCCATCATCCATCGACCATGATCAAATCACCCCCTGTACCAGCACACCAACGCAGCCAGAACAAAAAAGATGACCGAAGCACCAATCAACCAGACAGCGACGATTATTGGCGCAAAAATGAGAAAATCAATCACGGAATTTCCCTATAATTGCGACAAGTCCCAAGCCGATTGCCATCACCACGATGGCGGCGAAAATGAACGCCGGAAACAGCAGCGCCTCAATCATCACAGCTCTCCATTTTTGTAAGAGCGGTAGAAAGACACGGCCAGTTCAATCGCGATGAACCAGACCACGGCGGTGAGGGGGAGCATGATCAGCATTGCCAGCACTTCAATCATTGAAGAAATCCTTCCAAGCCATGCGACAAACGACAACCGCCGCAACCCAAAGCATGACCACAAACGGGATAGAAAAAGCTAGATAAAGATATTCAATCATCACATTTCCCCTTTTTTGTAAGATTTATACATCAGAAACGCCAGACACAGCGCCATCGCCCAGATCACCGCAGCAATCGGAAATAGCAACACCGCCACGAGAAATTCCACCATTTTCTTTCTCCTTCAGCTGACGACGCAGCTCATTGCGCTGTTGCCTTGTGTTGTGAAGCTTATTTTGAAGATGCCGCACGCTGTCTAGGGCGCTTGCGAGTCGCCGTTCGATATACTCAATGTGCGCCGCCGCCCTCCGGCTCGCCTCGCAGCCATCAGCATCAGCCAGTTGCCGCAGGACAGCCTTGTGATCAGTTGGCCGCATGGCGCGGCCTCCCATTCTTGCGCGGAGGGGCACCGTTGCGCCGCGCGATCTGCCGAATGTACCCCGGCGAGCGCAGCCCGAACAGGAGCATGATCTCGTTCAGTTTGCGCCCGGCGATGTAGTGCTGCGCGATCAGCTTGTCGCGTGCTGCGAGTGCCTTCATCTCATTTTCTCCCAAAGGTCACGTTCTTCTCTGCCCTAATGTCTTGATTGCGCCACGTCCAGCACTCGCCGCTGTCTTGGAAGACCACCCAACAAAGGTCGTGCTCGGCCCCATAATCAATCAGGACATGTGCCATGCCTTTCCCTTTTGGCGTCACGACGGGCAGCGGCGGATCAAGTCGCAGCATCATCGGTCTTCTCCCCTTCAAGTGCGGTGAGGGCAAGGCGGCGCAACTCGGTATGTTGCCGCTCGGCCCAATCGACAGGATCGCCCCAAAAAAGAGCCGGGCAATCGGGGATATGGCGGCTCGAAATGTCCAGCAGCGCCGCCCGCAGTCGCTCGATTTCGTCGGCGGCTTCGTCGCAATCCCAATTGAAGTTGCTTGCGCGCAGCCGCGCCACGATGTCGTCAGTCATTGGCCTTCTCCCCTTCGAGCGCGGCGCAAGCGATGCCAAACATTTCCATCAACAGTTGCAACAGATAGCCCTCGGCAGCGGTCATAGGCTGCGGGATGCCTTCCGAGCCAGCGTATACCTCGGCAACTTCCCGCAGCGCCGCCCACAGCCGCTCAATCTCGTCGCGCAGTTTTGCGTTTTCGCAGTTACGACATTCTTCGTTGGGGAATTTCATGCGCCACCCGCACTTGTCACACGGGTTCGCCGCGCCCTGTTCGATCAGCAACAAACGCTCGATCTCGTCTCGCGCCTCAATATACAGCGGGTCTCCGAAGAAGGCGTGTGAGCTATCAAGCCGCGCCACGATGTCGTCAGTCATCAGCTTTCTCCCCTTCAAGCGCGGCGCGAATGATTACACAAGTGCAGTTAAGGCCTGCGCACCACTGATCTTTTCTTGCGTATGGACATTTTTGCATGACTTGCTCCAGCGCGTCCCGCATCCGCTCGATCTCCTCGACCAAGCCGCGCAGCTCGTTCTTGTCAACCGGCCAAGTCGGCCACGGATCCTTGCTCATCGCATCAAGATCAATCATTCCATCTCTCCTATTTATCATAATCAGCCAACAGGTGCCGCAAATTGCGGAAGCAATCAGGGTGTTTGAGTTTGCGGATCGCCCTGCATTCAATCTGGTGGATGCGCGATGAGTTAACACCCAGCTCCTCCGCGACAGCCACCCTCGTCTTGGACTCCCTGAGCGTCAGCCCATAGATCGAGTCGATGATGAGGGATTCTCTATCTGTCAGGAATTTCATCGCCTCCATGATTGTCGCCTGCATTTGGCGCTCAATCAATTTTTCTTCTGGCGTGACGGCTAAAGACCGCAGCGAGGCGACGAGTGGCTCTCCGTCCGGCGACACACGCATCATTTTCCCTTTCATGCTTTGAGGGAGGGCGACCAGCACCCTCCCTCGCAGCGAGGATGCGTCACCCAGCCATTTCTAGCAGGGCGTCACGGACTTCGAGCTTCAGTCGGGACCGTTCGCCGAGCCAAGCATTGAACAGCCGCGTATCAGCCTTGTTGCCGGCTGAATGATCGGCCCAATGGGTGACAGCATTCAGCGTCCCCCAAGCATTGTCCTTGATTGCGCCCGGAGCCGTTCCCCAAGACCGCATCACCTGATCCATAACTTTGGACTGCTTGTCGGGAGCATTGAGCAGCTCCTGAACATGCGCATCCTCGTTGACACCTTCCGGAGCTGGCTGGAAGAATTTGGCGAGGAACCGCACATTGTCGAATGCGCTCATCTTCAGCTTGGCGAGCAGCTTTGCGTCAAGGCTGGCTTGGTAGATCTGCTCCTTGGCGAGGCCGACAGCTGACTTGGCCGCGCTGACGTCGAAGTTGGACAGATGGTTCTGGGAGTACTGAGCAGAATCCTTGCCCATCGCCATGGCCATTGTGTTGGCGCAGACCACACGCACAGTCGTCGTGCGGACAGTGATGGACTTGCCGACCTCGTGAGGCGACGTCAGCAGGATGTAGCCCTTCACATGGTCGTTCTTCGAGACAGTGAAACCTTCCTGAATCGAGGCCAAGGCCCAAATGATCTTGCCGCCACGCAGAGCGCCAGCAGTCTCGAGCTTTGCGCCACCGGCCTCGGTGTAATCCCGGAAGAACTCGAGCGCGTCGTGATTCTGGAATGGCTTCCAGATGTCGCCAGTGACGGACATGATCTTGTTGTCTGTGTCGCGCACCAGAGCGCGGCGCTGCGGAAGGGCGATCATCTCACCGTCTTCAGCCTGAGCAAAGAGAGGCAGCTGGCGGACCTTCCAGTCGAGGCCGGCAGCGACGACCATCTCCTCGACAGAGCAGGTCGGGTCGACCCGATTGCCGAGGCCATGCCACGGAACCTCATTCGCGAAGGCCATCGTTTCAACTTCATGTGCCATTTTCATTTTCCTTTGGGTTAGGGTTGGTTTGGTGGATTAAAGGGCGGTGCGCAGCTCGCCGACGCGCTTGCGATATGCGTACTCCAGCTCGTCAGCGCACAGAAAGAAACGAACATCGCTGACGTGCAGAGTGTTATTCTCCTGAAGGGTGTGGAAGGCGTTCAGCATGCAGCTATCGATGGCGTATTCCAAACGCTCTGCGTCAGTCATGCCCGGCATGCCGTAATCCTGAAACTGGTCGAACGCCATGTCGGCGTTGGCTTCGGCGATTTGGCGGGCGAATTTACGGTTGATCATTTTCATCTCCATTTAGGCCAGCGAACTCGCCGGCAGAATCTTTATGCGCCATTACGTCAGAGAAGAAAACAGAAAAGTTGGGATTGTGCGAACTATTTTTAGCGGGAGAGGGGAGATCGACCTTACCCTCTCCCGCCAATCGTTGCTTCAGATCACAGCCACATTGTCGTGGGCGAGGTCCCAAGCAAGATCCACACGTCGGCCACCGGCAGC